TATTTTGGTTTCAAGAGCCAGGTTATAGACAAACCGGACTTGGCCAAAGATATTAGTTAACTGGTCTCGTTGGAGTTCAGTTGGAAAGATACGATATTTGTACGATTTTAACATTTCATTTAGTATAAGTATACAGTTTTTCAGAAAACAATCAATGCCGGCTTATATATACCACTTGAAAGTGGTATTTTTACACCGGTTTTATATAAATATCAAAAAATTAAAAAAAGTGTTAATCATCTATGATATTACTTTCATCTAAAAATTTATCATCATCCTCTTCTTCTTTATCGTATAATTCAGCTATCATCTTCTTATTTTTATATGCAATTGCATTCTGTAATGCCAGTGGACCACCTCTGAAATTATGTTTTAGTGGACTTGAGTCTGGTTCTAGTGATTTTTCAATATCTTTCTTAGCAAGTGGATCACGACCATCTGGATGATCTTGAGCTCCATAGTGCGTTGGTTCTTCTGGTCTACCTTGTCCCGGTGCGTTCTTATCTTTTGGAACATTAATATCCGGCTTTTCAGGTGTTTCTTCATCTTCTGAACTCATCGCTGCTAAGTCGTGTGGAGTACCATATGATTCACCACTAATAGCTGGATCATTTCCTTCTGATTCAATTTGAGCTAGCCTAAACTTCCACTTATAGTCATCTAGTATTCTTTTCTTCTCATCTTTGATTTCATCTTCAGACATATCGAATATTTCTTTATACATTTTGTCTTGAGAAATTATGCCAGTACCTTGCATTGTTGAAATTAAACTGAATTTTTCTGCTAATAGTGATACTTTTTCTTGTTCGTAGATAATTGATGGATTTGTTAGTTCAAGATCGAATTCAACGAGGTCAGCACCTTTGTATCCTTGCAAGAATAAGTGGATGATCGCGATTTTGGTTAATTCGGATACAACGATTCGCTGGATCATTTCGATAGTACGACTGAAGCGGATATCTAACACAGAAAGTGTACTATTTTTTATAACAATACCATTACTTAATAAGTAATTATGATTCTCATTATCCACTTCCATGTTATAAGTATCTATTTTCTCGGTCAACCATTCTACGCGAACCACTTTATGATTAGATTGCGGTGATCCTGATTGGAGACTATCTCCTTCTTTCAAATCTTGAGCTTCAACTTCAGTTCCGCCATTTAATATAAAATGGTGATCTGGTGTACAATCAACATACGTGTCGTTATCTATATGCACTCTAACTATCTGTGCGTCTTTTCTAGTTTTTTCTGCTAGTTTAATTTTAGCTGGAATGATTGAGTTTGTTTTGAAATCAAACAAGTAACACCATAAATCCATTTCATTGTTTTCTGTAAACCTATCAGCTATTTCTTTAATTGTTAAAATACTGCCATCCAACAATGTAATTTCAGTATTTGGAGCTATACATTTTCCTTCTACGCCTTCTTCGTATCCGAGGAATGCTTTTGGGATTTTGAGGGCCGCTATCATGCGATTGCGGAGATATTCTATGTCATCTATCGCGTTCCACTCAAGTCCAGCCAATGTATCTACAGTTGTTCCGCTTTTATCGCCACGAACAGCGAGGAAGACATCTTCCATCATTGAGTTCTTAACAAAAATACCATTACGATTTGTTCCATCGTGGCTATCAATAGCAAAGTTATGGAAATCTTTAACTTCCATACAGTAGACGTCGCATTTTTCGGGCAATGATTCAACCGATTTTACTTTATGATCCACTTTATCATCTAGATGTGTATTTAATCCTTCTGTATGGAACGGCATTAAACTTTCATTTTCAGTTAAATCTTTGGCTGCCTTATAGTTCCCATTTCTTAGCATTACTGGGTGGTTTGGTTCAAAATCAATATAACTATTATCATCTAGAGTCACCCTCGTTATATCAGCATCTTTTTTGGTTAATACACACTGTAGTACCTCTCCAGAAACTATTTTATTTTCCTTATCTATTGAATATACATAATTTTTCTTGCCAGCATCGCATTCCTCTGAAAGTTCTTTTATTGTAATAATTCTACCATCCAACAATGGTATTTTTGTGTACCATGCTACTGGCATAAGATTAAACTTCATATTAATTTCACCAGTTGACTCATCAATATATGGAACCTTTTTCATCTTATTCATGACTTTTTCCATATAACCATCTACTTCATCTGGTTTTAAGTTTCCAATATCGACTTTTATGATTCGGCGTTCTGGTGCACGCATGATCCGATTTATAAGCATCGCATCTTCCATAAGGACTAAAGCTTTCCACGTTTTTCTAGCTCCCTCCAGCATAGACTTGCCATAGGGGAGAAAATTCGAGTCCATCAACATCCTAAAGTGTGCTATCTCAAAATATTGAAATTCGCCTCGTCTATCTGCGCCCTGATACAGAAATTTTATCTTAAATTGGTCTGTCTGATCGTCGTATATTTCTTCTCGAATCACGTCGTACGATGACAGTGGCTCTGCGTTTACCACGCCATATTCGGGATTTAGATTTAGTTGCAGATAGAAATCTCCGTACTTTACTAAGTTTCGAATCCACCACCATAAATTATGGTCGATATTTAAGATATCATAAAATAAGTTTTCAAGAATTTGGCGGGTATCTTCGTTCTTACTTTTTATGTTTAGAACATCGCCAGACTCTAAATCACGAGTAGAACAATTATGTGTATATAATTTTCCACCATCTTTTGTTTCTATAGCAAAAACATGATTATCGCCTGCATTTACAATATCATATACTTCATCAAAACCATATTCTTCTATGCTCACTATTTTGTGATTTGATATATTTACTGGTTCTAATTCTTCATTCTTATACTTTACTGCAAATTCTCTTATATTCTTTACGTCATATAGATCACATATATACTTATTTATTCTAAAAAACTCATAATAATTTAACTTATAAACATCATTAAGCTTATTAAACAAACTTTCAACTGAACTATAGTCAGTCACAACAATATTTATATATTCGTGAATATTGATATTTTCTAACCTATCTATATCATGTAACCATCTACCATTTTTTTCTTTTTCTAATTTATACCCATTTCCAAACATTCCATTTTGATCACCGGGATGACCAAACATTTCATTCCGTTCCTCTTGTGTTAATTTAGAGCAGTATTCTATGTTAAATATTTTCTGTCTTTCGCCGACAATTTTCCTGTTTTCAGCTGTCCAATATTTTTTATGACCAGCTCTTGTTTTATCCTTATAAATATGGGTCAGCGTTTCATCACTCCATATTTTTTTATTAAACTCAGAATGAGCAATAAAATGTTCTTTTCCAGACATCCAACATAATTCGTCCGGAGCATTATTTATCTTGTTGAAGCTACTATGGTGAATATATTTATGATCCTTTTTTGCTTCTTTTTGTTCAATGAGTGGTTTATGCTTTCTCGCTATTAACCTATGGAGGAAATCAAATTTATTACCATTACGAATCATCATATATCCTGCCACATTCTTAGCTGAGCTAATCTTTGTTGGTAAAACATATAAACCATCACCAATTTTTAGTTCTCCAGTTTCAACAATAGATAAATCGTTTTTAACCCACATGTGATTTATTGTGCATTTTATATCTGTACCATCATCTAGAGTTATTTTATACAATTGTTTCTTACCATTATAAGACACTTTATCAGCTTTTACCGGCTTAAAAGTTCCGTCCATATCCATTCCATATAACCAAAAATCTTTTTCTTTATTATCAAATAGGTCTTTTATGGTAATTTTTCTTCCATCGAGTAGTGGAATAATTGTATCTTTTTGAATGCATTCGTCGGAATATATGTCGAGCGCCGAACTCAAAATCGAATCCGTCGACATCGCCTCATAGTCAGTATATAGTTCCAACCTGTTATTTAGTGTATCTGGATACCTTCCTCCAGGTCTGCCATACGAGTAAGATGTATGCCTGCTACTATAGACTCGTCCATATCTATCTATAATTTTGCTGCTTTTTTGGCCGCCCGCTGCTTGTAAGTTGGAAGTATCTACTACTTTTAGCTTGCCTTTTCCTATGCGACGCACGACAACGCCAGTGCTAAAGAGACGTTGTAACCCGTTATACCATTTGTTTTCAGCCATAATATTGTTGTTTTATATAAGTATTGATTTTTTTAATTTTCAAATAGAACGTATGCACTTCATCCAAAGTTCTTTGTCATCTACACACTTAAACCATCCCCAATAACTTGCTATTGAATTAAGTGGATTTTCTAGTTCATCAATTTTCAATATTTTTTCTTTAAATGATTTTGCAATTGATTTTCTTAAAAAGATATCTTGTTTACCAAATCTAAATCCAAGAAAATCTAGTCTTCTTTTATCAATTGGAAAAATTTGATAATTTGATTTAAGTTCTAACTTTAATTTTGTTGATAGAAAAAATTTTGCTTCCTCAAGTAACAGATGGAGATTCTCCTTATCATCTAATAACACTATTAAGTCATCACAATATCTAAAATAATGTTTAATTCTTTTTTCTTCTTTAATCCAGTGATCAAACCCAGAAAGATATAGATTACCAAAATACTGACTTAAATAGTTGCCAATTGGAATACCTTGAGTTGAGTTTATTATTTCATCGAGAAGCCATAAAACATTATTATCTTTAATCTTTTTTCTGATTACTTGTTTTAAGATTTCATTATTTACTGACGGATAATATTTCTTTATATCCATTTTTAAGCAATAGACTCTTTTCCCATTTAGTGCATTAATTGATTTCTTAACATCTCTCATTGCTTGATGAATTCCTCGGCCCTTAATTGATTGATATGTATTTTTAATCAGAGTTTTTTTCCAAATTGGTTCCAGTATTTGAAGAATTGCATGATGTAAGATTCTATCGGGAAAATATGGTAGTTTATATATATCTCTCTCTTTTCCTTTATCTATTTTCTTGAAAATTTTATATTCAGAATTTTTGAAAGTTTTATTAATCAACATTTCTTGAAGTTTTTTTAAGTAAAAATCTTCATTTCTATTAACTTTCACAACTTCAGAGTAGTATTTTTTACCTTTTTGAGCATTTATATGCGCTACTTTCAGATTTTCAAAATCACAAATTTTTTCAAATATATTATTGATTTTTTCATAAATTTCATTCTTGATTTAATCCAGAGTTTTCACAAAATATTGTTACTAACACTTTCATTGGATTTAATATATTTTACCAAGAGGTACGGATTGTCTTTCTCATTATTTTTTTTCAAGATTGCTAAACGTGAGTCGATATTACGATTCGCATTGCCAGAAGAATTATTAAGATTCCAATACCAAAAGCCACATTTAGTGCCATTATTAGTATTACTGCCAAATAAAGTGATCTGCCATCAAAAAGCCAGCCCATTGCTTTATAATTTTCATTTTTTAATTTTCAATATTTTTAAATTTCTTAAAAGGCCAAACGCGAGCCGATACTACGATCCGCAGCGCCAGAAGAATGAGCAAGATACCAATACCAAAAGCCACA